GCCCTCGCGCCCCGCGCGGGTGTCCGGGTCCACGCTGTAACCTAGGCTCTTGGCGTGGCGCTCAAACGCGGCGCGGTCTGCCACCGGCTTCTGCTCCGGCTGCTCCAGCGCGGCCTCCAGGGCGTTGATGGCGTCAGTGCAAGGCAGGATTGCCATCGCTCGACCGCAGCGGCTCAGTTCATCCACGGCGTGGCGCAGGACTTCACGCGCCTGCTGGGCGGCGGTTCTCAGTTCAGTCATGTCTTGCTCCTTGGTGATCATCGAGGCTTGGCGTAGTACCACGCTTCTATGCCTTCATCTTTGTATACGGCGGGCGGGTTTGACCTGCGGGGTTCTTTAGGTGCGTGCTGGACTCTCTTCACAGGCTCCTGTTGTTGCCCCGGCTGCGCCAGCGCGGCCTTGAGGGCGGTGATGGCTTCACCCTCTGGGCTGTTTACGCAGCCGTCCCAATTACGATCCAACGCCTCCAGCGCCTGCTGCACCGTGGCGCGGGGCAGGGTAATCAAATCGCTCATGTCAGTGCCCTCCAAATCGCATAAATCGACCACCCCAGCACCGACACCATGCCAATGATGGCAAGCGTCAGCAGGGTGTGCCAGAACCTCTCAAGGCCCTGTCCTTCGTACTTCTGTTTCATGTCTTGCTCCTTTCCGGCCAATCAGCGGGCCGGTCGGTCCACTCGATGCCTTCTTGCCGAATGGCTACTTTCCGGGCGAAGTGCGCGGCCTTTTTTGCTGTGTAACTTGGGTGGGCATCAACGCTCCACCAACCACCATCCCACCAGCGCAGCACATCCGCGTTGCGCCCGTAGCTTGCAGGCCACCAGCCGATGCTGGGTGGCGGTCCTTTTCTCCAGTTCATTTCATGCTTCCTCCCCAGCCATCGTGGCCTTCAGACGTTCGATGCGCTTGGTGTGGTAGGTCACCATGGCGTCCGCGTATTCACGGGCACTGTGGGCCTCCAGCAAGCGCCTCGTCGTACTCCTGCGCTGCCAACACTTCGGCAGCAGCGGGCTGGAACAGGGACTTGAACTTGATCCAGGCGCTCATCAGATGACTCCCGCCAGACGCGCAGCGATGGCCGCAGCGGTGAGACCGTCCGAGTCCAACCCCTCGGTGACCTTCTCCCTGCGCACCACGACCTGCGAGCGCACGACCGCAGTCTCGACCGTGTCGATGTAGTGCTTGGGCACATACAGCTTGATCTGCGGCCAGAGCTTGATCGCCTCGTTGAGCGACTTGCACTTGTTGAGGAACTGCACGATCTGCGTCTGCCGGTCGTTCCAGACCTTCCTGATCTTTCGCTCGGCCTTCTCGCGCTCGACGACAGCCATGACGTGCCGAGCGACGGTGTGGTGGATGTGCAGGTCATCGGCTGCTGCGGCTTCGATGTCGGAGTAGGGAACCCGCACCACGATCTTGCCTTCCCACCCCACGGACGTGCCCGGGGGCACGGGGACGAGGGCTTTGGTGAACTTCACGTGCGCGGTCGTCTCGTTGTGCCCATCGTCGTGCCTGTACAGCGTCTCGAATGCAACGGCCGAGGCTTTGTTGACCCACGACGACGGCATCTGGGACTTCAGGTGCAGGTGCTCGCCCCACAGGATCTGGGTCGCAAGCGACTCAACGCCGTCGCCGATGAAAGACTGGACCTCGAACGAGGGGGCAGGGGTTGCGTCGACTTCTGCTGCGCGCAGATGGTTGATTTGGCGCTCCACATCGGTGATGAGCTGCTTGGAGATGCGAACGAGTGCCATGATGGCTTACCTTTCAATGATTGAGTGAGGAAGTGGCCCCGAAGGGCCGGGGATCATGCGCGAGACTTGAGCCAGTCGTTGATGACTGCTCGTGCCTCGCTCTTCTGCCGAGCCGTTGCCGTAGGTGACAGCGCCTCGTGGCAGATCTGGAGTAGCCGCTCGAAGGCAGCCAGGAGTTCGTCGAGTTCTTTCATGATGCGTCCATGGTGAAGTGGATGACGTCGCCGTACGGCGCCTCCACGTCAGTTGAGATGCACCACACGACAGGATAGGCGGGCTTGCTACTCGGGTCGAACGACGTGTAGCCGTCGGTCAGGCACACGAACACCTCGGGGTCGATGCCCTTGTCCTCGATGTACTTGAAACCAGCCTCCATGTCGGTGCCGCCGCCAGCGTAGAACTCCAGGGCGAACTCCTCACCGCGCTCGAAGGTGTCGTGCTTACACACCGAAGTGTCGACGTACAAGACGTGCACACGCTCCGGGCTGCACAGCTCGATGATGCGAGCGAGGTGGCCGTTGTAGTAGTTCAACTCACGCGGGCTGATGGAGCCGCTGACGTCGATCTGGATGACGACCTCGCCCATCTCGGCGACCTTGCCGGGGGAGGGCAGGTACTGCTCGAAGCGACGGTTGGGCCGCGCCCACGACACCTCGCCGCGCTTGAACGACGTCATGTAGCGCTCAAGGATCTCGTACCAGGGCGTGCCCGGGTCGATCAGGTCGGCGATGATCTTCTGGAGCGATGCGGGCAGCTTGCCTTGCATCTTGGCAGCCTGGGCAGCCTGCGCGACTTCCACACGCGTCTCGGCGTCGATCTTGTCGGCCTCGTCGGCAGTGAGTGGTGCCCCACGCTCGATCAGGTCGTCGCCGATACCGCCGGGGCCGGGCACGCGTCCACTGCCGTCCTGCTCCTCGGGCAGCTTGTTGTAGATGGCGTCGACCGTGTCGTCCTTGGAGCCGGGCATGTCCACGCCGCCGGGGATGAAGTCACCGATCTTGGCGTCCTTGAGCATGTCGTTGATCCAGGCGTCGCCGGCGATGTTCCACCGCTTGGCCTGCCGGGCACCGCGCCGTGAGGCGTGCTGGCCGATGACGTGACCGACCTCGTGGGCGAGGAGGAACACGGCTTGGTCGACCGTGAGCTTCTCGATGAAGTCCGGGTTGTAGTAGATCTGACCGCGTTGGTCGACGGCGGCAGTCGGGATCGACTTGTCGGCGATCAGCTTGCGCTTCAACAGGATGGAGGCGAAGAAGGGGTGCTGTGTGACGATGGCGACCTTGGCCTTGTCGAGCTTGGTGATGGTCATGGTGTTGTCCTTTCAGTGAGTGAGTTAGACGTTGGGTGGGATGGCGTGCAGTTCCATCGGCGTGTCCTCCATGAGGGCCCGCGCGGCTTGCTTGTGTCGGTGGTCAGTGACGGCCTGCTTGCGGTGGTACGCGAGGTTGATGACCATAGCCTCATTCATGCGGGCCGTTGAATGGAAGTGGGCCCAGTGTCTTTCCCCCGACAAAAGTTCGGCCACTCCAGCGCGGTGGTTGTCTTTGACTCTAGTCGGGTCGAAGTATTTGTCGTGGTCTTTCAGCAGGTACTGCACGAGGTCGACCTCCATGATGCGGACCACCTCAGCACGTACGTCGTCGGCCTTGGGGACGTCCATGTAGTGTTTGCTTGGCCGCACGCGGCCAAGCGAGATGCCGAAGTTCTCAGCGACGATCTGGGCGATCTTGGCCGACTTGGACGACCAGCCGCCCACAGCCACACCGTCTTCGATCATGCGAGCTGCCATCTTGCGCAGCCGTGGGGGGATGCTCCTGGGGTCCAGGGTCATCGTGGTCTTGATGCCGGGCAGGGCCATTACCCGGGCTGTCTGGAACATGTCCGTTGTTTTCACAGGGTTACTCTCCTTTGAGTTTGATGAGGGTGCCGTACCAGATGAAGGCTTCGGCGAGTGACACGTGCCCAGGCAATACGTGCGAGGACTCTGCGCGTCCATCGTTGAACACGTTGATGGCTGTCTCGTCGGGGTTGGTGAACTGCACGACGTTGACGTAGAACGTAGGCGAGCGCCAACTGAGTTGGCGGAGCTTGCTACCCGCCGCATCCATCAGAAGTACGCAGCCATCTTGTCCGCTGCCTCTGCGAGCTTGGCGCGTGCGTCGTGGCGCACCATGGCGCTGCCCTTGACCATCTCGACGTTGTCCAGGTAACGCTTGGCCAGCGTCTCCAGCTCGTCCATGTGGGCGGTCAGCTCAGGCGTCGGGAACAGCATCAGCGAGCGTGCCTCCTTGATGCCATCGAGCACGTTGGAGATCACGCTGTTGTGGAAGCGCTCACCCTTCTGGCCCTGGTACTCACCGAGCCGCTCCACCAGCGCACCTAGGGGCTTGAGCATGCGGTTGATGGTGTCGGCGTTGGCCGCAGCCAGCGCGTCGTTCTCGGCCTGCTCACAGGCTTGCAGGTCGGAGTCGGACAGGTCGAACAGGAAGTGCCTCGCGTCGGGCATGGGCTGGAACTTGTACTCCAGCGACATGCTGCGTCGGAAGGCATCAGCGCTCGGGTACTCGTCAACGTGTGCACGTCCAGCAGCCCGGCCCGAGTTGCGGTACGCGACGTCGTTGAGCACCAGTTGGTCGTAGTGCGGCATGTAGTGGTCGAGCATGTTGTCGACCTTGGCCGTGCGGTGCTTCACCTCCTGGGTGTAGGCAAAGTAGTTGGCGTTGGGGAGAATCCTCGGGCCAGCGTCCACGTAGGGCAGGGTGTGCGTCTTGTGGTACGTGTACACCTCGTTGACGGCCGCCATGATCCGGTTGATCGGGCTGTGCTTATCCTGGAACAGCTTGGTGAGCACGGTGATACCGGCGTCACCTTCGGCGGCCTGCACCTTGGCAGTCAGGGCGTTGTCGCGCTTGGTGAGTGCTGCGCGACGGATGGTGAGCTTGACGAGAACGGCCTTGTCGGCCAGCTTGGAAACGCGAGTCAGCATTTGATGCTCCTGAGAAATTCATTGAGTTCGCGGTTGATGAACTTGCCCATCAGGACCTTGTCCAGGTCGTCTCTCGTGATGGACTCTTCGGTGAAGATCTTGTAAAAACCTCCCCCTGGGGTGAAGCGGGCACGCAGCCAGATTCCGCTCGCCGCTTGGACCTTCGAGCGCAGGCTGTCCCCCGAGCCCGGCTCCAAGGTGTCGGCTACTTGGCACACAGTCTCGAAGGACTCGGGGGTGTGGCCTACCACGGCTGTGACGTCGGCGAACCAGTCGACGAACCTGCCGTCCCTGTCTTGCTGCACTGTGAACAGGTAGGTGTTCACTTAGCCTCCTTTCAGTTAGTAAGTACGAGGATGGCCAGGGCCGTGGCCTTCGCCTCTTCGACGCTCTTGGCCTCGATCATGGTGGGCGGGGGGTTGCCGCCCGGGCGGTCGATGCGCCACTGCTGCATCCTGTCGGCCCAGTTTGCAGCGCGGGTCAAGCCCAGGTACGTGATGCGCCCCCGGATGCGCCAGTTGATCAAGTTGGCGTCCATGTCGTGCAGGTCCCACACTTCGCCGTCGCCGGTGTTGTATCTGGGGCTTCGCCACTCCAGGCGAGTCACATCAGCACCTCGGCGTTGCGCGTCGCCCACTCGGAGAACGAGCGGGTGTTCTGCACGTCCTTGCACAGCTTGAGCGAGTCCTTGACGGTCATGACGTCGAACTCCTTGGGCAGGCGGGCCGTGTAGGTCGTGATGCGGTCGAAGTTGTCCTTCGTGGCCTTGCGGGCCAGCGCACCCGTGATGGCGAAGCGCACTGCCGGGTCATCGGGCACGTCGGCACCCTTGGGGTCGAGCAGCAGCGCGTCGATGTTGGGCAGCGCACGGAAGATCTTGCGAAAGCCCGTGTACTCGGCAGCCGCGCCCTCACCGACCTCGCCGGCCACGTTGTCGAAGTAGAGCTGCTCGGGCAGCGAGTCGGGGATGTAGGACGTGCGCTCCCACGAGCGCGGCGTCGGGTTGCAGAAGCGGTTGGGGTCGAAGTCGCTGATGAGCCCGGGCCGGAAGCGCAGGAACTGGATCAACTCCACAGGCCAGCCGGCGTTCAGTGCGTACTCGCACAGGTCGTCGAGGTTCTCCGTGAAGTCGAAGCGCCGCGTGCGGTTGGCGAGCTTGCTGGTGATGCGGTTGGCGCCGGACTTGTCCTCGGTGCGGTTACCCGTGGCGATGATGAACAGTTGCTCGGTCAGCGAGAGCTGGCCAGCGTGGCGGTCGTAGATGACGCGGCACAGCGCGTTCTGCATGGCCACGCTGCCGTCGCTGAGTTCCTCCAGGATGAGTGCTGCGCGACCTTGGCCCTGGCGGATGGAGTAGAACTCCTTGGAGGCCAGCCAGTCGCTGTGGTCGCCCTTGGCGGAGGGCAAGCCCAGAATGTCCACGGGATCGCGCAGGCTGGCGTTGAACTCGATGACCTTGCCGGGCTCGATGCCCAACTCGCTCACGATCTCGCGGGCACAGGCGGACTTGCCACCACCGGGGGCGCCCAGGATGAACGGCACGACCTTGTTGCCGTTGGGGGCCTTGAACTGCTCCAGGATGGAGGCCTTGATGTGTTGATAGCGCATGTTAGTTCCTGTGTGAATGAATGAGAAAGGGAACGAGGGGTTAGATGCTAACTGATTCAGATGTTAGGCGGCAAGAGTTCCTTGTAGGGGTTGGTGTTGAAGAGTTTGGCCACGGGAGCGAACTCCACGTTGCCCTCGGCGTCGCGGTTGACCATGCACACAGTGGCCACGGGCTCGCCTGTACTGGCGTCGGTGCACTGCATGAGCGCGAGGTCTTGGTTCTTGGCTGCGCGCAGCAGGTTGTTGAAGTTGGCCTTGTGGCCAGCGGACAGGGCAGGGGATGCGTGTGTCATGCGGTCTCCGGTTGCGGGGTTGGGTTGAGTTTGTGTGCCACGAGGGGCACCATGCCCTGGATGGCGAGGGTCACCATGTCCTCACGCGACAGCAGCGTCGTGCCATCGTCGGGGTGCGGGTGGGTCTGGGAGCGGTGCTTGGATGTGGTCACGCTGAAGCGGTCCTGGTTCTCGTACCACCTACTGGTGGTGCAGTCGTAGACGAACAGCGGCCATGAGCCGTAGCTGTGCACCACGTAGCGCAGGTCGTCTTCGGTCCACCGTGCGTGCAGGTTGTTGCCGTTGAAGGGGCGGCGACGCCTGACGAAGGGTCGGGCGTCGCGGTTGGCGACGCGGTCGATCATGTCAGCTCCTCCGGGATGTCTACCTCGTCACCGAGGCGGGATGCGACAAAGCAGCGCATGGCTGCAATAAGCGGTGTGGGGCTATCCCATTCGCCGTTGGCACACCATTGCTCTCCGTTGATGTCCTCGAACGGCTCAGGGTTGATTCGTTCCCGCTCAAAGATCGGCCCACCTTGGGACCAGTTGGTTGATGGCGAAAACCGCATGGTGCGGTCGCGGTCAAAAAACAGCCCGTCTCGTGGGTCTTCCGCAGCCCACCATTCAATTTCCAGGCACTTTGCCACTGCCCAATCAAGCGCGGCTTCGGTCAGTTCACTTGTCTTGATCTTCATGCGCCCACCCTGCGCAGGCTGCGGATGAAGGAGTCCGCTCTCGGGCTGTTGCGCTCCACGGTCTTGATGACGAAGCCCTGCGCCTTGGCGGCTTCGAGGAACACGGCTGCGTCGCAGTCCTCTTCGAGGTACAGCGTGTCCCCATCGTGGCTGCGGTAGCTGTAGCTGCTGATCTTCGGGATGATGTGCAGGGCCACGGCGAGGGTGCGCGGGACTTCGAGCCATCCATGGCTCGGGTCGGAGTGGAAGTTGAGTTGGAGCAGGGTGCTCATGGGGTCTCCTTGGTTGAGGGTTGGGGGTTGATTGCTATCGCTGCGGGCAGCAGCAACAGGGCGGCGTGGTTGTCTGGTTCGAGCCTGTAGAGGACTCTCACCGCTGTCGGGTCCATGTCCATGTATGGACCGCAGTCGTCCCAGCCGACCAAGGCTGCGATTGCGCCCGCGGCTGCGCCCGCGGCTGCGCCCCAGGCTGCGTCTCTGGCTGCGTCTCTGGCTGCGTCTATGACTGCTTCTCTGGCTGCGCCCGTGGCTGCGCCCCAGGCTGCGCCCCAGGCTGCGCCCCAGGCTGCGCCCCAGGCTGCGTCTCTGGCTGCGCCCGTGGCTGCGTCTATGACTGCGCCCGCGGCTGCGCCCCAGGCTGCGCCCCAGGCTGCGTCTCTGGCTGCGCCCCATCGGTCGGGGTGGTCTCGCAGGGACTTGAGGACTCTGTCTATCCTCGCAGCGTTGGGCAGGTGCGCCCATGGTGTGGCGGTCATGGACCCGGCTCTCCGGCGTGAGTGCTGCGCGTCCTGGCCAGGACCTCGTCGAAGGTGGGCAGGCGTTGCATGGTGTCGATGAACTTGTAGGACTGACACACGGCGCAGCCCGGCTCGAAGTCCGGGCACCGAGGTCCTGCGATGCGTGCGAGGGTGTGCAGTCCCTCACGGATGCGCTGCTTGCGCAGCGCGTTGTTGCGGGTGCGGATGCTCATCGTGCGACTCCTCTCCAGTAGTAGCCCCTATGCTTGGGGTTGAAGCAGTTGAACTTAGGGGGCAGGTGCGACACCCCCTCCTCGAACCAGAAGAGGTCCGGGGTGTTGGCGTCGAAGTAGTGGAAGCGGGTCGATTCCCACCGCTTGAAGATGTCGGTGACCATGTACCAGCCTGAGCGCTTGGGCATGCTGTGCTTGCATGCGAACCATGGAGTGAGCTTCATTGGTTGCCCTTCTGTTGGGTGAGGATGGCAGCGACGACTTTCGCCACGGACTTGGGGGTGTTGGGGATGAAGGCCATGCCCTCGCACGCAGGCAGTTGCTTACAGATGGGGAGGTTGCTTAAAACGGCGTGGCCGATGCAGCCCTCGCAGCGGATGTACTCGTCGCTGACTACGAGCACCTCCATGGGCTTGCGCTTGCGACTGCGACTGCGAAAGCTTGCGTCGGGCAGCCACGTGAACGTAGCGCCCACCTCCGTGTTGGCGTCACTGAACCACGTGAACGTGTCGAATACGCGTTGGGCGTCCATGGCGATTCAGGAGTGGAACCCGTAGTGGGTGTTGTGCCAGACGGCACCGATGAGGTAGCCGATGCTGCCGTCCTCCTTGAGGTAGTGGGCGAACAGGTCCGGGCCGTCACCGTCGCGCATGATCTGGACCTTGGGGTAGGCGTGAGCCGACCACGTTGACAGGTAGCCGATGGCGACCCACAGGGGTTTCCAGTCGCAGTTCGGGAGGCATTTGGCGATGTTGGCCATGTCTTCCGAGGTGAGCTGGAGTTCGATGGTGCGTGGCATGAGTGCTCCTGGTTGGGCTCGGGTCAGATGAATGCTGCGAGCAGCAGGCCGATGGCTGCGCCGAAGAACCCGGCGAAGAGGGCGTCGATGCGCCGGGTGGGTTGGTCTTCCATGGGGGCTCCTTGGTTGGTTAGGTGTTGGTGAGGATGTGCTTGACCATCAGTGTGGTCTGGAGCACCTCCAGTGAGGTGTCCATCAGGGGGATGATGCGGTGCGCGGAGTCATCATCGGGGGAGGGGTAGTCAGTGACTACCCATGCGAACAACTCGCGGCTCAGGGTGATCTGGGCGAGCGTGCTGGTGTACCAGTCAGGACCATCGCCGTCGTACCATGCGTCGGGCTCGGAGTAGCACACTCGGCACAGGGTCCAGGATTCTCGGCGCTCGGGCTGCCACACCAGGGTGCCTTCGCCCAGGCGCTTGAGCCACTGATCGTTCATGCGGACGCGGCGGCGGCGGTCCTCTTCATACTCGTCCTGCGCAGCCAACTCCTTTCGCACCCACTCGTACATCGCGGCGTATTCAGCCTCGCGCTTCTCCACCTGGGCGGAGTGCAACTCGGCCAGCAGGCCACGGTCCTGCTCACGCAGGAAGGACGCCCATTCACGCTTTCCGCCTTGACGGCGCAGGTACGTACGCACGTTGGCTAGGCGCCTGCGACCCGATCGGGGGGCGCAGCACGGGCACCCCATGCCGCCGGGACCGACGACTGCGTGGCGCTTGTAGACAGATGACTTGGCGCTTGTGTGCATGGTGTGTATACCCACGTTAGGGTGTGGAGGGGGTAATAAGACAAGCAATTAGACAAACGGGGGGTGGGCTTGTCTTAATGCAAAAGGCCAAAACACACTAGCGGGTAGTGTGGGCTGCTACATTTTTGTGCAATTAGACAATTAGACAACTTTTGGCGGAGGATCAGCGCCTTTTTGGGGGTCTCGGAATTTGCGCGGCGCGTGGCCGCTTTCAGACCCGTCGTCGTCTCACGTACACGTGGTCCTAAATGTTGTCTAATTGTCTAATTGTCTAATTACAAGATGGAAATCATCGTGACACACTAGCGGGTAGTGTGTTTTGGGGGTCTTGGTAATTAGACAACTAATAAGACAAAAACGGATCTTGTCTTATTACATGGGGGCACACTACCCGCTAGTGTCCCCGAAATTCAGCGCCCCGAAGGGCCCGACGACACACTACCCGCTAGTGTGTCACGATCATTTTCGGAAATCCGTCGGACTCCATGATCGTGACGGACTGGTGCGCGATGAGTGCTCCGCGGGCCCCTTTGCCCGCAACACACTACCGGCTAGTGTTCCTGTCGTTCTTGGCGTTCCAGAACTTGCCGGGGCCGGGCTCGCGGAACTGGTTGGGGTATCGGAACCCGTTAGCGCATGCGGCCTGATAGATGCCGGGGCTCTTGATCTTGGAGCCCGGACGGGTGCCAGAGTAGCCCGGGCGTGCGCTGGTTTGGGGGATGCGGGCCGCTTGCACGGCGTTGAAGTCGAGCGCAGCGGGGAGTCTCGGGCCGCGCACACTAGCGGATAGTGTGCCGGCTGGTACTCTGTGGATTGTGGGCATGATGCCTCCTGGTTGGGACACTAGCGGATAGTGTCGGGGTTTGTAAACCTACTGGGAGGGCCCCCGAAGGGGCCTACCCGCTAGGCTCACTCGACGTCAGCGCCGTCGGTCTTGATCGAGGCCATCACACGCTGGGCGTGATAGATGGACACTTGCTGGTTGAGGATCTCCAGGAGTTCGCGGTTCCGCACGGACACGCTGGCGTCCTTGACCATGCCCTCCATGCGCTTCATGAACTTGTCGACCGCCTCGGACACGTCGAACACGGACACGATGGGCGCCTCGGGCTTGGCATCCTCCCAGGGCAGGGCGAGGAGGCGCTCACGCAGGGCGGCGCGGTCTTCGGCCTTCATACCCTTGGCGCGCTCGGAGTCGAACCCGAACTTGTCCTTGCCCTTGGGGATGAACATGCAGGTGTTCTTCTCGAACCAAGCCCGCAGGGAGGCCCGGCGCATGCCCTTGCCGATCGACTCCACGAGTTCGTTCGCCGGGGTGACGTTGCCGTGGTCGACGGCGTGCAAGGCGCACTCCACCGCCACGGCTTGGACGTCTTTGGTCAACTTGGCCGCGGCCTTGCCGATGCGACCGATGGCTTGCATGAGTTGCTTGATATCCATGATGAGGTTCTCCAGTAAGTGAATGAGAGGGGATTCGGGCACCGCCCGGTAATGCACACCCCGTGTTTGCGAATGTGCATTGGCTGATGGTGCCGGGGTACTTGCGCCCCCCTAGTGGCGCGACGGTCAGTTGCTTGGTCGGAACCGTCAGTCCGCGATATGAAAAGTTTTGTGGAAAATCCGGGAACGTGCCTTAGTCCAGACCATCGGAGCACGTACGGAAACCATCCTGCGAGGCAGGTTGCGACATGACGCCCGGCCATCACGGGGTTTCCCCCCTTTTGGCGTGCGACTATCCGCGGCGTCTCGGAATACAGTACCCGTGGGACACACGGGCGGAAACCTACCTTGCCCCCGGCTCTTCGCGTTGTTTCGCGCTGGACGCCGGGTCTCTCCAAGGGGGCTGTTAATCACTGCCCCCTGTACCATAGGCGGCGCTGATACTCGACCCCCCGGGGTGGCCCCACCCCCGCCCCCACCCGGCCCCCCTGGCTTACGGGCTGCGCTCACGACGACCCGACACCCACGACATACACACGTTACGCAGTACCTACTACTCCGTCGCACCCCCCTCCCAACCAGAAAAACCCACCCAGACCACATACACACGTCGCGCACCACGTGCTAACATGTCCCGCATCACATGGAGATACCGCAAATGCGTGTGCGTGGGGACTTCTGGAACGTCGGCGGCCTGATCGTGCTGTGGGCGGTGTGCTGCGTGGCCATCGGAGCCGCCTTCCGGCTCATGGCGTGGCTGTTCTGCCTGGGCTACGGCTGCTGAAAGCCCGTCGTGAAGCGCCACAACCTCTTCCTGCCCGACGAAATGGTCGCTGAGGCCCGAAAACTGGCCCAAAAGCGTGGGGTTGCGCTCGCCGACGTCATCCGAACGGCCCTGGACAAGTACCTGCAAGCCGTCAGGCGCGCTGCGGAGGCGAAAAATGGGTCCCAGTGACGACGAAATCGACGATTTCCCCCTCGAACCGGACTTTCGGCCGGTTTCGTTGCCCCCCGTACCCCCTGAAATGCTCTTCTACCTCGCCCTTGGGCGCGAGGACGAGCTGGTTGTGGCCTCCAGGTACGGTTTCTCGGTCGAGGACTACCACCGGCTGTGCGAATTGCGCCCCTTCCAGGTCGCGCTGGCCTCTCAGCGGGCCCAGTTGGACAAGGACGGCATCACATTCCAGGTCATGGCGGCCATGCAGGCTGCGGAGCTGCGCGACAAGACGTGGATGCAGGCCATGGGCCCCGAAGTGCCCCTGCCGCAGCGCCTGGAGGCCCTGAAGACCTTCGCCAAGCTCGGCAACCTCGAACCCAAGGAGGTCAAGGGCCCGGTGGGTGCCGGCACGGGCTTCTCGATCCAGATCAACCTGGGCGACAGGAGCATCAGCATGACCAACAGCCCACGCCCCATCCAGGCCGTGCAGGATGTCAACGTGCTGGAGGCTGAGTGACTCCATGAGCGTCTACGACCCGACCAAGACCCAGCGCGGCTTCATGCTCGATGAGGCCTACGTGCGCGTGCTCGCCGGGCCGGTGGGCGGTGGCAAGTCGGTGACCTGTGTGCACGAGCTGGTGCGCCTTGCCTGTGGGCAGGCCCCGAACAAGAACGGCGTCAGGAAGACCCGGGCGGTCATCGTGCGTAACACCGCCGACCAGTTGGCGCTCACGACGAGGAAGACCGTCTTCGACTGGCTGCCCCCGGGCGAGGCCGGGGTGTGGAAGGCGGTGGAGAAGACCTTCACGCTCATTGCCACGCTGCCGGACAACACCCGCGTGGAGTCGGAGTGGCTGTTCATCGCGCTGGACACCCCTGACGACGTGCGAAAGGCTCTCAGCCTTGAGACCACCTTCCTGTGGGGCAACGAGGCCCGGGAGCTGCACAGCGAGGTCGTGGACGGCCTGCTGGGCCGTCTGAACCGCTACCCCTCGATGAAGGACGGCGGGCCCACCAGGAGCTGCGCGCTCTTCGACACCAACATGCCCGACGAGGACACGTGGTGGCACGACAAGATGGAGAACCCGCCGTCGAACTGGGCGATCTACAAGCAGCCGGCGGCCATCATGAAGCCCGAGGTCTACACGGAGCGCTTCGGCGAGGAGCCCGAGGAAGTCTTCGAGGACAAGGACCTCAACGAGTGGGTGGTCAACCCGGAGTGCGACAACTACGACCACCTGCCCAAGGCCTACTACCCCAACCTGATCCCGGGCAAGACCGAGGACTGGCTGCGCGTGTACCTGCGCTCGGAGTACGGCCGGTCCCTGTCCGGCACTCCCGTCTACGAGAAGACCTTCACGTACGACTTCCACGTGGCCAGGGAGCCGCTGAAGTTCATCCGTGGAGAGTCGTACCCGATCGTGATCGGCGTGGACTTCGGGCGCACGCCGGCGGCCGTCCTGAAGCAGCGCGACCCGCGTGGGCGCGTGCTGACCCTGGGGGAGATCACCGCTGAGAACATGGGCATCGAGACGTTCATCAGCACCAAGCTCAACCCGTTCATCGCCAACAACTTCGCCGGCGCCACGTTCGTGTGCGCCCCGGACCCGGCGGGCTTCGCCAAGCAGCAGATGAACGAGATGTCGCTCGTGGACGTGCTCAAGAAGGCCGGGTACAAGTGCGTGCGCCCGCCCACCAACGACCCCGAGCGGCGCATCCAGGCCGTCGAACGCTTGCTGGTTCAACAGTTGGAGGGTAAGGCGATGTACCTCATCGACCCCTCGTGTGAGACGCTGATCCGGGGGTTTCGCTACGGCTACCGCTACAAGATCAAGAAGAACGGCGAGCTGGAGGACCGGCCCGACAAGAACTCGTTCTCCCACGTGCACGACGCCAACCAGTACGCCGACAGCGTGATCGACATGAACGTGAGAGGGGTAGCTCTCCAGTCCGGCCGGCGCGAAGTCAAGAAGGTCGAGCGGGTGTACTGAAACACCGAAGCACGTGCTAACATCGCCGCAGCCACCATCTAACCGGGCGATACATGACTCCGACCCTTGGTATCAGCGTGGGCGGGATTCTGCCCGCCATGTCGGCCAAAGACGTCGCCGACCAGGAGCGCAAGGCCGCGCAAGTTGCGCAGGCCCAGCCGCTCATCCGTGAGCTTGCAGGCCACGTTCGCCGCTGCTGGACCGAGGCTCGCAAAGCCAAGGAGCAGACGGTCGAGCCGCGCATGTTCAAGGCGGTGCGCGCCCGGCGCGGGGAGTACGACCCCGACGTGCTGACCAAGATCCGCGAGCAGGGGGGCTCCGAGATCTTCATGATGCTCATGAGCAACAAGTGCCGTGGCGCCTCTGGGTGGCTACGTGACGTGATGCTCGGCCAGGGCAGCGAGAAGCCGTGGACGCTGCGCCCCACACCCTCGCCGGACCTGCCGCCCCCGTTGATGGAGGAGTTGCGCCAGCACGCCGTGCAGCAGGTGGCCATGGTTATCCAGGCCACGGGGCAGGCCCTGCCGCCCATCCAGTTGCGCCGCTACCTCAACGAGTTGCGCCAGGAGTACGTCTACAACCTCCAGGATCAGGCGAAGTACAGCACCCGCCGCATGGAAGACAAGATGGAGGACCAGCTCATCGAGGGCGGGTTTCTCGCGGCGGTGGACGCCTTCATCGACGACCTGACCACGTTCCCCTGCGCGTTCCTGAAGGGCCCGATCATCCGGCGCAAGCCCAGGCTGAAGTGGAACCCCGACGCGATGGGCGGCTTTCAGCTCTCGATCATCGACGACCTTGTGCTGGAGTGGGAGCGCGTCGACCCGTTCATGGTCTACCCGAGCCCGGCATCCACCGGCATCCAGGACGGCTACCTCATCGAGCGGCACAAGCTGCGCCAAGCCGACCTGGAGGCGCTGATCGGCGTCGAGGGCTACGACGACGGCGCCATCCGCATGGTGCTTGAGGACTACGGTCGCGGCGGCTTGCAGGAGTGGCTCGTCGTTGACTCGACCAAGGCGCAGGCCGAGGGCCGCTCCACGACTGCGGTCATGAACAACTCCGAGCACCTGATCGACGCGCTCCAGTTCTGGGGCATGGTCTCGGGCCAGATGCTGCGCGACTGGGGGCTTGATGAGACCGAGGTGCCCGACACCGCCAAGCAGTACCCCTGCGAGGCGTGGCTCATCGGCGACAAGGTCATCAAGGCGTCGCTGAACTTCGACCCGCTGGGGCGCAAGCCCTACTACAAGGCCTCCTACGAGGACGTGCCGGGGACCTTCTGGGGCAACTCGGTCTACGACCTCATCAAGGACTGCCAGGAGATGTGCAACTCCGCCGCCCGGGCCCTGGCCAACAACATGGGCATCAGCTCGGGGCCGCAGGTGTGGGTCAACATCGACCGCATGCCGGCAGGCGAGGACATCACGAACCTCTACCCCTGGAAGATCCACCAAGTCACGAGCGACCCGATGGGGTCCTCGGCTGCGCCGGTGGGCTTCTTCCAGCCCAACTCCAACGCCCAGGAGTTGATGATGGTGTACGAGAAGTTCTCCATCCTGGCCGACGAGTATTCGGGCGTGCCGCGCTACATGACCGGCAGCTCGCCCACGGGCGGGGCGGGGCGCACGGCGTCTGGCATGAGCATGCTCATGAACAACGCCAACAAGTCGATCAAGCAGGTGGTGTCCAACATCGACCGCGCCATGAGCGAGCTGCTGGAGCGCCTGTACTTCCACAACATGAAGTACAGCGACGACCCGGAGCTGAAGGGCGACGCGCAGATCGTGGCTCGCGGCGTCAGCTCCGTGCTGGCCAAGGAAGCCGCCCAGGTGCGGCGCAATGAGTTCCTGGCCGCCACCGCCAACCCCATCGACATGCAGATCATGGGCCTGGACGGCCGGGCCACACTGCTGCGCGAGACGGTCAAGCAGCTCGATGTGCACCCCGACGAAGTGGTGCCGCCCCCGCAGCGCCTGCGCGTGCAGCAGCAGCTCCAGCAGATGATGCAGATGGGCATGCCGCAGGGCCCGCAAGCACTGCCGAACCCTGGCCAGCAGCCAGCTCCCGGCGGGCAGCAGTTGATGGATGGTGCACCCGTGACGGACAACTTTGAGCCCGCAGGGGCTTGACGTTAGCACCTACTTCGGATACAACCGCGACTGTTAGGAGCTGAACCCATGAAGCGCTCGATGCAATCACACGCCAACGAAGAGGCCAAGGCCTTGAAGCGCGGCGGTGCGTCGCCCCGGCTGATGGCCGAGGAGAAAGCCGAGTACGCCAAGAAGGGCGTGAAGTTCCCCGCCAAGACACCCGCAATGAAGCGAAAGGCCCGCTGAAATGAAGTCCCTGATGAAGACCAAGAAGGTCGGTCGCTTCTACGACGGCGGCGAAGTCGAGGCCATGGGCTCGGGCGATCTGCCCGCCAGCGTCGACACCAGCCGCGACTCCCCTGCTGCCGAGCCCAGCTCGTTCAAGGAGGCCTTCGCCTCTGCTCGTAAGGGCGGCGCCAAGACCTTCGAGTACAAGGGCAAGAAGTACACGACCGACACTGCGCCGGCGCGGTCCAGCGCCCCCGTTGCAGGACGCCCGCGTGGAGAGAGCGTCGGCGAACCGTCGACCCGACAGATGGCCGACCGCGCTGCGGGCGACGCCATGAACGCAAGGGCGGCCTCGGAGGCTCGCGCCGCCAAAGCCCGCGAGAGCGAAGCCGATATGCGCCGCGAGTCTCGCGGGCGCAGCGCGCCCGACACCACGGCGCCCAAGCGCAAGGTGCTGAGCACCGAAGGCGTGGACTCCAAGACGCTGCTCCCCCAGAAGTACGCCTCCGGTGGACTGGTCAAGCGCGGCGCGCTGAAGTCCCACGGCAAGGCCTGCTGAAATGCTAACCCGGCCAGACGCCCACCAGTACCAAGCACTGGCGCGGCTGGTCCGCGACCCCGACGGAGAGGTGCTCCTGGCGCTGCTGGACACCGAACTCCGAAGGCTGCAACTGAACTTGCTGGACTCGTCCGGCGAAGCGACTCCAAGGCTGCAAGGCATGGCCAAGGAAGTCGCTGAGATTCTCGACCTTCTGCGGAACGCTCCGCAGGTGGCAGAGAAGGTCCGAGCGCCCAAGGCCTAACGCCCGGCGTCGGTTTTTCAACTTGCCCAAGCCCCATCCTTGCGGGGCCGGCGATGGAGTATTCATGGCATTGCCCAAACAGGTCCAGGCGCAGGCTGATGCGCTGGAGCAGTACGAACGTCAGGTTGCAGACGCCCTCAAAGCGAACGAACCCAAGCCGGACGACCCTCCACCCGATTCGCCCAAGGACCCGCAGGGAAGTGCTCCGGCACCAGCCCCGGCTCCTGCGCCGGCTGAGCCGCCGAAACCGGCTGACGATGACAGCAACACGTGGCGTCAACGCTACCTGTCGCTGCAAGGTCAGTACAACAGCCAAGTGCCTGCGCTACAGCAGCAGGTGCAAACGCTCACGGAATCGGTGTCGCAGCTCACGCAGCAGTTGAAGGCCAAGGAGGCTCCGCCTCCCGCGCCCGAAGCCGATCTGGTGACGAAAAAGGACGTTGACGCTTTTGGTGAGGACTTGGTGGACCTCGCTCGCCGTATCGCCAAAGAGGAATTTGGCAAGCGCGAGACGAAGTACGTCGAGCGAATCGAGGCGCTGCAAGGGCAGCTCGCCGAAGCCAAAGGTCAGGTCGGTGAAGTCGTGGAGTCCACGGCCAAGACGGCGAACGAACGCTTCTTCGAGGCGCTCGACGCTCGCCTTCCGGGCTGGGACAAGGTACAGGCTACAGCCGAGTGCCAGGAGTGGCTCGGCGCCCGGATTCCAGGGACCACGGTGACGTGGGATATGGCACTGAAGGACGCAGCCGGCCGCCGCGACGTGAAGACGGTTCTCGAAGTCTTCGAGAACTTCTTCGGCAAGCACCCGACGCTGGACCCGAACGCTAAGGCACCGGCCCCCGCACCCGCCAAACAAGAGCTGCAACGTCAGGTCGCGCCGAGCAAGTCGAGCGCCTCCACCCCCACTGCCAACACCAAGCGCACCTACACGGGCGCCGAGTATCAGACCGAGAGCATGCGGCTGATGCGGTTGATGCAGAAGGGGGCGGTGGACGAGGCTGGCTGGCTCGAAGCAGAACTGAACGCTGCTCTCGCGGAGGGACGGGTCACACCGTAAGTCCCCGGGGGTGGTGAGTTGAAAACCGTGAACTAGGAGCTTCTCACATGTCTACCATCACCCCAGGCGCAGCCTATGCCGTACAGGCCCCGTTCAACACGAACCCGGCCTACTCCGGCACCTTCATCCCGGCCGTCTGGTCGTCCAAGCTGAACGTCAAGTTCTACGCGAACACGACCTTCGGCGATGTCTCCAACACCAATTGGGAAGGCGACATCAAGAACATGGGCGACAAGGTCATCATCAACAACATCCCGACGATCAGCATCAACGCCTACACCGTGGGCCAGTCGCTGACGTACGAGGTGCCGACCCCGAACACGATCGAGTTGCAGATCGACAAGGGCTTCTACTTCGGCGTGAACGTCTCCGACGTGCTGGAGTATCAGGCTCAGCCCAATCTGATGGACATGTTCACCACGGACGCGTCCAACCAGATGAAGATCAAGGTCGACACCGACTGCTTCCTGGGCACGTTCAGCGACGCGGCTGCGGCCAACGTCGGCGCCACCGCTGGTGCGCTGTCCGGCCAGTACAACATGGGCACCGACGCGGCGCCCCTGGACTACGCGGCTTCTTCCAACGCCCCGCTGATCCTGAACACGATCGTGTCGATGGGCAACATCCTGGACGAGCAAAACGTGCCCGAGAGCGACCGCTTCGTGGTCCTCACGCCGTACGAGCGCCAGCTCCTGATGCAGTCCCCCCTGGCCCAGGCGTACGTCACTGGTGACAGCCAGTCGATCCTGCGCAACGGCAAGATCGGGCGCATCGACCGCTTCGACATCTACGTGTCGAACCTGCTGCCCAAGGCCGCCGCCAACCAGAACTACACGGGTGGTGCGGACGCCGGCAAGATCAAGCGGCACGTGATGATCGCCGGCCACAAGTCGGCCATGACCTTCGCCAGCCAGATCAACAAGGTCGAGAGCCTGCCCAACCCGAACGACTTCGGGACCCTGGTGCGCGGCCTGATGATCTACGGCCGCAAGGTCGTGAAGCCGGAGTCGCTGACCTACGCAGTCGTCAAGGGCTGACAGCAGTAGCTGACGCGGGGGCCCTTCGGGGCCCTCGTGTTAGCATGTGGGTAGGTCCTAACTCAGCTCGGAGTCTTCATGGCTGTCACCACTGTGGCGTCGCTGCTCGGGCGAGCAGCCGTCGTTCTCCAAGACCCGACGAACATCCGCTGGCCTCAGTCTGAGCTGCTGGACTGGCTGAACGACGGGCAGCGCGAGATCGCGCTCTACAAGCCCAACGCCTGCGCCAAGAACGTCTCGTTGCAGCTCGTGGCCGGCACCAAGCAGGTGCTGCCTGCTGACGGCGTATCTCTCGTGGACGTGGTGCGCAACATGGGCACCAACGGCAGCACGCCCGGCGACGCGGTCCGTGTGGTCACCCGCGAGATCCTGGACGCCCAGATCAAGGGATGGCACAGCTCCACGCCCAGCGCCGCGACGAAGCACTACGTCTATACGCCGCTGGACCCCAAGACGTTCTACGTGTACCCGCCGCAGCCGGCCTCCGGCATGGGGCAGGTCGAAATCATCTACGTGGCCGCGCCAACAGACGCGACGCTGGTAAGCACGATCTCCATCGACGACATCTACATGACGTCGCTGCTGAACTACATCCTGTTCAGGGCGTACACCAAGGACGCCGAGTACGCCAACAACGCGCAGCTCGCCGCCGCGTACTTCGCGCAGTTCCAGGGGGCCATGCAGGGTAAGACGGCGTCCGAAGTCGCCACGAACCCGAACGCCTCCATGGGGGGCTTCAACCCTAACTCGCCGGGCGGGACGAAGTGACGCCAGTTCCGTACGAGTCCTTCTTGCCGCACGTGCTGCCGTACGCGCCGGCCTGCTTTGACGCGCAAGCTGTCATCGCGGTCCGCAACGCGTGCATCGACTTCTGTCGAGACACGCTCCTGCTGCAAGAGGATCTCGACCCGATCAACGTGAAGGCCGGGGAGAACGTGTACGACATCGACGTGCCTCGGGGCTACATCCTGGCCCAGGTGCTGTCGCTCTACTACGTCGGGCGCAAGCTGGAGCGCAAGAGCCAGCTCGAACTGGAGCGGCTCTACACGCGGGACTGGCAGTCGCTGGTCGGCGCACCGCAGGTCTTCACGCAGTTCAACCAGGAAGAGGTCACCGTGACGCCCCGGCCCGCTGAGGCTGCGCAAGGGGCTATCACCGGACGAATCGCGCTCGTGCCCAGCCGCACCTCAACCGAAGTCGACGGCGTTCTGCTGGAGCGGTATCTGGACGACGTGGCCGCCGGCGCTCTGGCCCGGCTGCTCGTGACCCCCGACCAGCCCTACACCAACCTTGCCGCTGCTGGCATGTACGCATCCAGATTCCGCTCAGGCGTCGCGCAGGCGCGTGCCTTCGTCAACGGCGGCATGAACCACGCGCCCATGAGGGTGCGCTTTCAACGAATCACGTAACGGGAGCCCACCATGGCTGTCATCTACCGCACCGCTACCAAGACCAACCGCATGAACGCGGTGGTCACCGACATTGGCGCCAGTGGCAAGCTCAAGCTGTTCACGTCCGCCGACGTACTGCTGGCCACCTTCACCCTGGCTGCCACGGCCGGCACGGTCTCCGGCACGGTGCTGACCTTCTCGGACGCCAACGGCGCCGCGGCGGGCATCCTGAGCACGACCGCAGTAGCGGCCGGCGTTGCGGCCAAGGCTACGGTCACGACCAGCGCGGACGTCGACATCATCACCGGCCTGACGGTGGGCGCCAGCGGCGCGGACCTGATCCTCGACAACCCGAACCTCGCGGCCAGCCAGTCGGTCACGATGAACAGCGCGACGATCACGCACGCTTGAGGTAGCGCATGGCCGCATCACAACTTGGCTACACCCCCGGCTCAGGCGCAAACGTCGCCACCGACCAGGACGACGGCGGAGCCCACCACCAGAAGGCGCTGATCGAGCACTTGCAAGGGGGCGTGCCAACGCCCGCATCGCAGACCAATCCGGTGCCGATGGCTCTTTACGGAGAGGCCATCGAGGCTCTGGAGGCCATGCGAATGGCCGTCCAGGCGCTCACGCGCACGATGGGCCAGATGCAGCCCGACACCGCAGCGCGCATGCGGGTCGCCATCGACGCGATCAGCGGCGGCCTGACGTTGGCCACGATCACCACCGTGGGCAGCGTGACAACTCTGGCCACTCTTACCAACCAAACCCAAATCGGGGGCCTGCCGGCTACCGAGCAGATTCCGTCTCTCATGAGACTCGGCGCCGACTCCCTGCGCCGCAACATTACGGTGAGCTGACATGCCAACCACCAACGGAAACCGCAAGCTCCTCGACCTCAAGCGCTGGGAGTTCTGCAACCCGGCGCCCCAAGCGACGGCCGCCGCGCACTTCATCATTTCCAGCCGCCACTACCGGCAGCAGCAGTTGCTGGTGTCCAGCAACACGTTGGCGCAGCTCTACAACCCCAACGAAGACGGCTTTATTGGGGTGCCTTCGCCCGCCCTGGCCGGCACGTTTGGCGCGGGCGCGTGCGGGGTGGCCGGCAGCTTCAGCACCGGCACCACGGTCGCCGCATCCAGCCTGACGGCAACCGCTGGTAGCACCACCAGCATCACGACCAACCAGAACTTGCAGCGCGACTTGCGCGGCTACTCGGTGTTTTTCACGGGCGGCGCCAACGCCGGCAAGCTCAAGACCATCGCCAGCAACACCATCGGGGCGAACGCGGTCATCACGTTCGAGGGCGCACCCGAGGCGGTAGCGTTCGACAACACCAGCCAGTACCGCCTCAAGACGCCGGTTTTCTACGTCCTGGGCGCCGGTACGCTGGCTGCGGGCAGCTTCCGAAAGTACGACTTCGCCACGAACACCTGGACGACGCTTTCACAGACGGGCCTTCCCGCATCGGTGGGCACCGACGGCCGGCTGTGCAGCACCCCGGCATGGATCGACAGTGGGTTCAAGAGCTTCGCCACCGGCACCGCCACGGGTGGCACCAGCACCACACTGGCGAACACTGGCAAGACTTGGACCACCAACCAGTGGGCGAACTCGCAGGTGCGCATCACTGCCGGCACGGGCGCGGGGCAGATCCGCACCGTGGCAAGCAACACGGCCAGCGCCGTCACCGGCAGCGTGGCCTGGACGGTCACGCCCGATGCCACCAGCCAGTACAGCCTGGAAGGCAACGACGATTTCATCTACTTCATGGGCAACAACGCGGTCACGATGTACCGCTACAGCATCAGCGCAAACACCTGGACCACGCTGGCGCCCACGGCGGCGCGTGGCGGTGCCCCTGGCGCGGGCATGTCGGGACACTGGATTCACAGCGTCGCTGCGGCGGACTGGAACAACGAGAGCGCCATCAAGAACGGCCGCTACCTATACTCCTTCCGAGGTGCTGGCGGCGCCCTGCTGGACCGGTATGACATCGCGGCCAACACCTGGGAAGCGGTGAGCTACGCGCCGGCTGTCGAAACTCTCACCACGGGCACCAAATACAGCTACTGCAAGGACAGGCTCTACATCGCCAAGGAAGCTACCGGCCGTTGGTTCGCGTTCGACTTCGCCGAGCAGGCCATGCAGCCGTGGGGCGTGATGACCTACACGCAAGGCGCGGCCATCGTGGGCGACACCGCATTTGACTGCACGTACAAAGACGGCGCCACGGAGATCGACTACGTCTATATGTTGCTGAACACCTCAACCGTTCTGCTTCGCCAACAGGTGGTGTGACATGAGCCTTGATGACCTGATCGCCATGTGTAAATCGCGGTTGGCTTACCTGAGCCAACTGCGCCCGTCTGCGGTATCGCTGGGCGACACGGCCCAGGTCGAACGCATCGACGCCGAAACGGCGCAGACGCAAACCACTCTGAACCGACTACTGACGCTGGCCTGACATGTTTCTGACCCTGCTCCAAAGCGGCGGGGCAGGGCCGCCGGCCATTACCGGCAACCTGTCGGCCGTCGAGTCCGGCGCCGATGCGTTCGCGGCCGGGGGCGTAGCCCTTGTTGCCGGTAGTCTGGCCGCAGCAGAGACTGGCGCTGACGTCTTCGCGGCCACTGGCGGCCAAGATGCGTCGGCACAAGGCTCTCTCGCGGCCGCAGAGACGGGCTCAGACGCGTTCTCCGGGGCTGGGGCGGCCCTTGTTCAGGGCTCCGGTGCGTTCGTCGAACCTGGGGCCGATACGCTGGCCGCAGCGGGTTCCGTCCGCGTCGTTGGGGCGCTGACCGCCGCCGAGACCGGCGCGGACACTCTTGCCGCTGTTGGCACCGCGCCTGCAACGGGTTCCCTAGCGGTCGCCGAAACTGGCTCGGACGCCTTTGCCGGCGCCGGCGCGGCGAGGGTCCAGGGCGTCTTGACTGCGGCCGAAGTCGGCCTCGACATGATGACTGCGGGCGGCAACGGCCCGGTCATCGGCGGCTACCTCGGAGCTACCGACTCTCCTGACACTGCGGCGCTCACCGGGCAGGTGTTCATCATCGCGCAGTTTGCCGCGACGGACTCCCCTGATCTGTTCGCAGGTTCCGGGGTTGTTAGGGTCTCGGGCACCGCTGCTGCGCAGGAGCAAGAGGCCGACGTCTTCACCGGCAGCGGGGCAGTGGCCGTCGGGGGCTACGCGTCCTTGCAGGAAGCCGGGTTCGACATCCTGTCGGGCCAGGGCGCGATCCTGGTTTCTGGCTCACTTGCTGCGGTCGACGGCCTCGACGTCATGTCGGGCACCGGCTTCGTTTTCACCTACAGCACCTCGCCGTCGGGGTACACTCTTGAGCCAGGGGCGCAGGACCGCTTAGTCGTCGTGCCGCACGCTGACACCCGGTTGGCGGTGGAGGCGGAGATCAACAGAGTCATGATGGCGGCGTCGACCAACAAAGTCACGGTGGGTGTAAGGACCTGACATGAAAATCCTGGGCAAGTTCATCAAGCAGCCCGTCGAAGTTCAGGACTATGACGTCGACTTCAACGAGTACCTAACAGGGCATAGCGACACCGCAGCGACGGCCAACGTCGTGGCGGATGCTGGGCTCACCATCATGACGTCCACTCTGTCTGGCGGAGTTGTGAAGGTCTTCCTCTCTGGTGGTGTGGACGGCGTGGACTACAAGGTTTCGGCCACAATCACAACGACAGGGGGCAGGGTCAAACAAGGTGACTTCGTAGTCAAAGTCCGGGAGTTCTGATGGAAGCCAGCTACAGCGATGCCATTCTCCGCTTGGAGAGTAAGGTGGACAAGCTAACAGATGCGGTGCAGCGCCTAATCCTCATTGAGGAGCGGCAGTCAAGCCAAGGCGAGCGCATAGGCAAGTGCGAGGCCAATCTCGCAGTCCACGACCAAGCAATCAGCAGAACCGACAGGAAAGTCGATCAGTGGATCAACCGAGGCATTGGCGTATGGGCTGCCGCTGCCGCCATCTTCACCCTGGTGCAGTTTGGCGCCAAGTTCTTCGGGAAGTAACGCATGGTTGACCTCATCGGCGGTGGAATCCTGGGCTCACTTCTCGGTGGAGCATTTCGCCTCGCTCCCGAAGTCCTCAAATTCTTCGACAGGAAAAACGAGCGTCAGCACGAACTCAAAATGTTCGAGCAACAGTGCGCTCTTGAGGCTCAGCGCGGTGCGCAAAGGTTTCAGGAGATCGGCGCTCAGCACGGTATGGCCGTCGATGTCGGTGTGCTCGACGCATTCAAGTCGGCGATCGACCAGCAGACCGAGATGGTCAAAGCGGCCGGTGGGTGGGTGGCCTCCCTGGCCGCATCGGTCAGGCCCATCGTCACGTACTGGATCCTCGGCCTCTGGTCGTTCATCCATGTCTGGTTCGCGTGGAACGCCTACCTTACTGGCGCATCGCCGAAAGAGGTCTTCCTGACCATGATGACCGCCGACTTCGCGGCCCTGGTCGCCGGCACGCTGAACTACTGGTTCCTCGACCGGACGCTGAAGCAAAGGGGCCTTGCGTGAAGTTGGACATCGCTACCGTCCTGTGCAAGCGCTTTGAGGGCCTGCATCGCGTTGGCAGCGATGGGTTGATCTACCCCTACGTCTGCCCAGCCGGATACCCCACACAGGGCTACGGCACCGTCTGGCGCCCGGACGGTCGCAAGGTGACGATGGAAGACCCCCCGGTCACCAAAGAGACCGCAGAGCAGTGGCTAAAAGTTGAGCTGCTGAACACCTACGCGCCGGGCGTTGTTCGTCAGTGCCCAGGGCTTCTGGCGCTGGCAGCTTCGTCCGGCGACTGGGCCAAGTTCAACGCCATCGTGGACTTCGCCTACAACCTGGGCGTGGGCCGGCTTCAGACCAGCACGTTGCGGCGCAAGCTCAACGCTCAGGACTGGGAAGGCTCCAAGGAGCAGTTGAAGCTGTGGGTGCGCGGCGGCGGGAGGGTGCTGCCCGGCCTTGTGAAGCGGCGAGACGCCGAGTGCGCGTTGCTGGGGTAGACGATGGGCGTCATCACCATCAAGGTCTTCGACGGGCTGCGGCCGATCCAGGATGCGCAGCTCCTGAAGGACACCGAATCCACCGTCTCGCTCAACACGCGGCTGCTCTCGGGTAGCCTGTCCGCGCTCAAGGGTGTAACGACGCTGAAGGCCCTTACGAAGACAGCCCCGCAGACCATCTGGCGCTACGGCAACGCGGCGGCCGAGACCGACTACTGGCTGGAGTTCCTGGCGGACACGGACGTGATGCGAACGCCCGTGGCCAACGACGCCTACGGGCGTGTGTACTGGACCGACGGCGGCGCACCAAAGTACGCGCCCAACACGTTGGTGCTGTCTGGGGCGAGCTACCCGGGCGGGTCGTACCTGCTGGGCGTACCGGCGCCTGACACGGCGCCCACGATCACCGCGTCCTCAGCTCCGACGTCGACCCAGAACGAGTCGCGCACGTACGTCTACACCTACGTGTCGGCATACGAGGAGGAAGGCCCGCCCAGCGCCGCGTCCGCCATCGTCGCGCTCGACCCCACTGCTGCGGTCACTGTGAGCCTGCCGTCCACTGGGCCCGGCGGCGCGTACAACATCACCAAGAAGCGCATCTACAGGTCGTCTGCAACCGGCACAAGTGCTGCGTTCCAGTTCGTGGCTGAGGTGGCCGTCGCAGTCACGTCCTACACCGACAACGTCACGCAGGCACTGCTCGGCGAGCCGATCCCCACCGACAACTGGTTCCCGCCGCCGACCGGGCTCAAGGGCCTGAAGCTCATGGCCAACGGCGCGGCCATCGGGTTCAAGGACAACACGGCGTACCTGTCGGAGCCCAACCTGCCGCACGCGTGGCCGCACCTGTACCCCATCGACGAGCCGATCGTAGGCATCGGCGTGTTCCGCCAGTCTGCGGTGCTGCTGACCAACAGCTACCCGGTGGTGCTGTCCGGCGCGGACCCGCAGGCGATGAGCAAGGAGAAGATGGAGCTGCCGCAGGCCTGCGTGTCCAAGCGGTCCATCGTCGACACGGGCGATGGCGTTGTGTACGCGAGCCCCGACGGACTGGTGAGCATCAGCACTTCCGGCGTCAAGCTGCTGACGGCTGACTTCCTCACGCGGGAGCAGTGGCAGGCGTACAACCCGTCGAGCATCTCGGCTTACGTGCACGAGAACCGCTACCACATGCTCTATACGACGAGCGGCGGGGCTCGGGGCATGTTGATCTTCGACTTCGCCGGGCAGGGCGCGGGCATGCAGGCCAGCGACTTGAACGCGGCCACGGCGGTGACTGCGGCGTACTCTGACCCGCGCAGCGACACCCTGTACATGGCGCAGGGATCGAACATCGTGCGGTTCAACTCTGGGTCGGCCCTGACCTACACGTGGCGATCGAAAAAGTTCCGCGTGCCGTTCCCCGCCAACTTCGGCGCCGCCCAGGTGCTGGCGACTTCGTACCCGGTCACGCTCAAGGTCTACGCGGACGGGGTGCTGCGGCACACGCAGACCGTGGCCAACGCCAACGTCTTCCGGCTGCCGGCCGGGTTCCGCGCCATCGACTGGGAGCTTGAGGCCACCGCCGGGGTCGACATCACCCAGATCAGTATGGCCACGACTATCGACGAGCTGCGACAGGTATGAGCGTCACACGCGTCCCCGCGATCCCAGCGCCGACCGACACGAATCTGCGCGAGGTGACCCGCGCCCTGAAGGGCGTGGTGGAGGTGCGCGAGGGCCTCATCGGGGACCCGCTGGACAAGGGCGTCACGTTCCGCGATCTCGTGGATGGCAAGATCGCTGAGGCCACCGTCGTGGCGCGTGGCGGCGGCTCTGGTTCCATCGGCATCTCGCCTGCGCCCGGGCTGGGCTCTGGAGGCGGGGGCGGGGCTGCGCCCGAGCCGGACCTCACTCCTCCGCCGCAGCCGGCGGGGCTCACTGCGTCGGCTGGTCTGGCAGTTGTCATCCTGAGCTGGAACCAGTGGTCGTACGGCAACCATGCGTACACGGAGATCTGGCGGTCTTCGACCAACGTCATCGGCAACGCCGTGTTCATCGGCAGCAGCGACAGCCAGTTCTACTCGGACGCCGTGGGTCAGACGGGCGTCAGCTTCTACTACTGGGTGAGGTTCCGGTCGCAGGCGGACGTTGCCGGCCCCTACAACGCGACCCTCGGAGTCTCGGCCACCACGGGCAAGATCGGCAACGTCGACCTCGGGCCCCTGATCGTTGAAGCGGCCAACCTCGCCAATGGCGCGGTGACATCCGGCAAGGTGGACTCTCGCGGCCTGGACATCAAGGCCGCAGATGGCTCCGTGGTCTTTGGCCCCAACGGCTTCATCGGCAACAGTGCGTACCTCGTCGTTGACGGCAACAACGTCAACTTGTCGGCGCTCGCCGCCGCCCAGCTTGTCCCCAACCTGAACTTCGTGGGCGCCTTCTCCAGTGCTCCGACGCAGGGGCAACTCGGCAACAAGTGGCTCCAGAATGCGGTCTACCGCAACACCACCGACGGCTACCTCTACGTCCTGACCGGCTCGCCTCTAGGCTGGGTGCTGTACCTGGAGGATGGCGTGTCGTTCGTGCTGACGGTGGAGTCCACCAATGGCACCACGTTCCGGGTCGGGCAGAACACCAGCACGCTCCTGAAGGGCCGACTGTTCAAGAACGGCGCGGAGGTCACCGACGTGACGCCGGCTGGATGGTTCCGCTGGCGCCGCGTGTCTGCGATCCCGCAGGCAGCGCCTAACGACGACGCCACCTGGAACGCTTCGTACCAGACCGGATACAAACAGGTGTCCATCAGCGTTGACTCGGTGTACGCACGAGCGACGTTCTTCTGCGACATCATCAGCTCGTAAGGGAAAGCATCATGCCCATCGTCTCAACTGGTCAGATCACCATCGTCGACACCAACGACGCAAGGTCTATCACCGCATTCCTGGCGGCCAACCAGGGCGCCCAGCAGGTCTACAACAAAGACGAGTCCACGGTCAGCTACACGCCCTCGTGGTTCTCGACGCCCATCGTCATCACGCCGCAGATTTCCGTCGGCGGCTTGTCGGCCTCCCAGGCATGGGCGGCGCTGACCAACAAGACGTTCGCCCTGACGGCGGGGGGTGCGGCCCTGACATCGGCCTCAACCTCGACGAGCTTCGTCAACAACGCCGACGGGCAACTGACCACGCCATTCACTGTCAGCCACGCGGCCAACGGCTCCACCACGGCCTCCACGTTCACGATCACGGGCAACCTGAAGGACAGCGTGGCGGTCTTCACGCTCTTCTTCGAGGCCGACTTCGTCGACCCGACCACGGCGCTGACGACGCGCATCGCCGCGCAGATCACGCTCAACACGGTCAAGACCGGCACCAACGCGGTATTCATCGCGCTGCGCGGCCAGACGGCCATCGAAGAGGCCACAGGCTCGACCAAGAACAACATCGCCATAGCGGCCGATCTGGTGCGCTCTGGCGGCATCGACACCAGTGGCCTGACGTACAAGTGGTACGAGGGCGGCGGCGGCACCCAGATCACGACGGGCCTGCCATCCGTGGCGACCAAGTACGGCATGAAGACGGTCGCGGCTCCGACGGTGCCAACTGGCGCCGGCTCCGACCTGAACGTCAACATCCCGACGGCTGCCGGAAACGCCCAGAACACGCTGGTCATCAACGAGACGGCGGTGGCCGACCTCGGGGTGTACCGGGTTGACATCACTGACGGCGACAGCAAGACCTACACCGCGTACTTCACGATCTACGACATCAGCGACCCGTACGAGACGATCATCATTTCGTCCACTGGTGACAAGCTCCAGAACGGCCAAGGCAGCACGGCCCTGACGCCCCGCGTCTACTACGGCTCGTCCGAGGTTACGCCACTGACCGGGTGGTCCTTCACTTGGACCTTCTTCGACAAGAACGGCAAGCGCGGGGCCTTCATCGACACGGCCAAGATCAGCGTTGCAGGCGGCGCCCCGATCACGGCCAACGGCACGGGCGCGTCCGCGACCATCGCCTACAGCGGCACCAGCTTTGCTTTTGCGGCCGGCGACATCGTCAAGGCGGTACGACCCAACGGCGAGGCGTCGTTCTACGAGGTGGCATCGAGCGTGGCCAACCAAGTCACGATCCGCACGCCCTCGACGAATACGTTCCTGAACTTCACCGACTTCCCGGCGCCTTCGGCTTCGACCGACTTCGTGGGCGGCAGACTCTACGGCTGCGTGGGCTCCTTCGGGCGGCGCACCACTTCGGCTGGCGCCTCCGTGACGCTGACCGGCGACGAGGTCGACGTGAAGACCCGCATCTTGTGCGAGGCCGACCGGCCGTAAGGAGCGACCGTGCCGATTGTCAGCACCGGCCAGATCACCATCGTTGATGTCAACGATGGCCTGGATGTCAACCTGTCCGCGAACGGCGTTGTGCTGGCTGCAAACACGGCTGGCGTGGTGTCGTCGTTCTCCACTGCCGAGACGACGCTCTCCATCCGCGAGGCCGGGGCGGACACGAGCGCAAGCTGGACCTTCTTCGTCTCGGCCACGGGCGGTGGCATCGGCTACCGGGACAGCGACGACACGGCAGACCGCACGGGCACGGGCATCGTCAACGGCCTACTGACCGGCACCGCGGGATACGTGAAGGTTGTTGCCCTGAGCCAGGACCTGTCGTACCTGGACATCACCGCGACCAAGGGCACGCAGACCGTCGTTCGGCGCTTCAGTGTGGCCAAGGCCCGCCAGGGCGCGACGGGCGGACCCGGCCCGGCCGGTACACGCGGCACCATCACCACCGCAGCGGCCACGACAGGGACCTCCTGGGTCGATTCTGAGGCTACGGCGGCCATCTCCGCAGCCGGTGGCGGCTCGCCCCTCCAGGGCGACGTGGTGACGCTCTACAACACCACGGTTTCGTTCTCGCAGACCCGAGTGCGCTCAAGCGGGGGAACGTGGTCCCCATTGGCCGCCTTCTTCGGCGGCGATGTACTTGTCGATGGCACCATTCAGGCGCGTCATCTCGCGGCCAACTCCATTGCAGTGGGCACGGCGGCCATCGAAAACGGCGCTATCACGACCGCGATGCTGGGGAACGTGACGATCACGAACGCCCAGATTACCAGCCTGGAGGCCACCAAGATCACTGCCGGTCCGTTGCAGGCCACCGCATACATTGAGTCGAGCAACTACGCATCGAGCAGCGGCACGCAGGGCTGGCGCATCAACGCCGACGGCACGGCGATCCTAAACAACGTCCAGGCCCGGGGCAACATCGACGCCATCAGCGGCACGATCACGGGCGCGACGATCACGGGCGGCCTGCTGCGCACTGCGGCCAGCGGGCAGCGCATCCAACTGGACTCGCAGGGCCTTCTGTTCCTCACCGGGGCTTCGTCGGGCAAGCACGGGACTTTCAAGTACGGCGCCAGGAAGTACGGCTCTGGCGTCCTGGTCTACTTCAACAACGCGACCAAGCGCGTCCCGTTCTACGTCTCAGGCGAGCAGAACGTGGCCGACATCCACCTATACAACCGGGGCGCAAACCCAACAGGGGCCACCTACGAAGACGGCGACATGATCGTCGTCAACGGTCGCCTGAGAATCTACGTCACGGCGCTGGGCGGCTGGAAACAGGTCGCCCTCGAATAAGGAACTCACATGCCAACCAGTTTTCCGGGCGCAATCGACTCATACACCACCAAGACTGACGGTGTAACAGACGTCCTGGCCGCCGACACCAACAACCTGCAAGACGCCATGGTCGCGGTGCAGAACCGCATCGGAACGACCGCAGCCCCGACGTTCCTGCCGCGTGCTGGCGGGACAATGACGGGGGTATTGACGACCAGCGTCGTTCCCGGCGCCGCTTACGGCGCTTTTCACACCACCGCGGATTTCGGTGGAAGCTACGCGTCGTGGAACAACACTCGCGCACCCGCGCTACAGGTTGACGCTGCGGGCAACACCAGCGCCTACATGATCTGGAGAGCCACCAAGTGGGGCGAGAGGCACCTCGCCGCGATGGACGCATACGCGGGGGGAAGCAACGTTTCCTCGCCCGTCGTCGACCTGCATGTCGGGACGACGACCAACGCCTTCCGGTTTGCACAGGGCGGGGACTTCACCGCAGTCGGCAACGTCACCGCCTACTCCGACGAGCGCCTGAAAACTAACTGGCGCCCGCTTCCTGCGGACTTCCTGACCCGCTTCGCGGCCGTCAAGTACGGAGCCTACGAGCGCACCGACAACGGGGTCCAGCAGGTCGGCGTTAGCGCGCAGAGCCTGCGCGAAGTGATGCCAGAAGCCGTGATGGAGAACGACGAGGGCATTCTGTCCGTGGCCTACGGCAACGCCGCCCTGGCCGCGTGCGTGGCCCTGGCCAAAGAGGTCATGAGCCTGCGCGATGAAGTGCGCGCACTGAAGCAGAAGCTGGGTGAGTAATGGGAACCGTCACCCTGCGCAATCTTTCTCACGTCCAGGCCCAACTGGGCGGGTCCAACCCGATCTCGCTCAGTGAGTATTACCGAGGCGGGGCGTTCGTGCCGAGTCTGCGCAACGTCACTGTGTTCGAGCCGGCTGGGGGCGGGTGGACTTACCAGAACCCGCCAGCGACGCTTTGGGCCGATTTGTATGCAGATGACGGCAAAGGCGCCTCCTACTGGAAAAGCCAAATTTACTGGGAAGGTCCGGTAATACATGAATTTGTCGGTGTGGCCGTCACCACGGTGACAGTGGGCTCGTTTACCTATTACAAGGGCCCCGGCGTGTCTTCCGGGCTTTTTGACCAGTACCAGATTCGTCGCACGTCCCCAGGCCAAATCTCAATCAACACCGGAGTGCCCAGCAGTGGCCCCATTTCCCTGAACCAGCTTCTCGGAGCGGAAAACCCATGAACCACACATTCAAAATCACATCGGTGCGGGTGTTTCCGCAGCGCGGGGAGTACGAGAACGTCATCGCCAAAGTCGGCTGGGCCATCGAGTTCGAGCGCGACGGCTTCAAGTCGCTGGGCCTGGGCGAGACCTCCTTCGACGTTGACGGCATCCAGGGGTTCACGCCGTTCGAGCAGGTCACCAAGGAGCAGATCGTGGCCTGGGTCATCGAGCGCGAGGGCGGCCCAGCCTTCATGGCGATGCTCGCCCAGGTGCACGGCGCAGCCATCGACGCAAAGGCCCTGGACGCCGAGACGCAGAGCATGACGCTTCCGTTCGTGGAGCCGCCGCCCGCGCCGGGGCCCATCGTCTACGACCTTGAGCAGATCGCCGAATGACCGCGCTGACTGACGTGCCCACCCGCCAGCAGTGGCGAGCACACGAAGAGGCCCGGCAGGGCCAGATCGTCGTTCAAGCAATGACGGCCTTCGGCTGGAAGGTGCATCGCCACGTCATGCCGGTGGGCAGCAAGCTGGTCACGCAGGCGGCGGCACCGATACCCAGGTCCAAGTCCAGCAACCTGACGCTCTTCGTCCGTGGACGGGCCACGCTGACGCACGAGGACGGCACCGTGTACCCGGATCGGGTCCCAGGCATGTTCTCCGGCGACCGGCCCGACACACCAGCCGGCAGACTCACTCACTTCGTGGTCGAGGAACTGGAGTTCTGGTGCTTCAACTGGCACGCCAACCGTGGTGCGCTCCCAGAACTGTCGGTGCTTCGCGTCGATGACGGCGGCACCTTCTCGCCTTTGCCTGGGCAGCGGGTAATCACGTGTGCGGGCGTCCTTGGGTCGCGCCCGGCTGGCACCGCTTTCGTCAGCGATGGCGCCGCCCTGGTGGCGTCAGGTCAGGTCTACGGTTTCTTGATAGGGGGTGCCCGTGTTTAGACATGCTTGGTGGCATATCGGCTTTGGCTACGTGATCGGCGTCATCGGCATCGCCGTCGGACTGGCTTTCGTTGCGGCGGGCCACGTCAGCCCGTGGTGGCTTCTGGCGTGGTTCGTCATGCACCACTTCAACACGGCTGTCGTGTCGGGAGGGATGCACCGATATTTCGCGCACGGGGCCTATAAAACCTCCCGCTTCTGGCACAACTTCATCGCGCTCTACAGTGCGCCCCTGCTGTACGGATCGCCCTACATATGGGCTACCGCGCACACCACGCACCACGTTCACTCCGATACCGACCTCGACCCCCACGAGAACAACTGGAAGTACCTGCTCTTCAAGAAGTTCCGCAATGTCCCCATGGTCATGAGCCGCGTCAAGAAGATCGCCGGGGACCCGGTGCTGGACTTCGTTCACCGATACGGCCTTGCGATATGGGCGGTCTACGCAGGCGTCCTGTTCTACGTCTCGCCGACGGTGTTCCTGTTCGCTTACCTGATGCCGATGGGCACCGCGCAGGTCTTCGGCGTCGTCCACCAGTTTCTGAGCCATCGGCAGCACACCGGCGCCCGGGACCTACCCTGGCTTGAGTTTGTCTTCCCGCTGGGCGGGGAGTGGCAGCACAAGGTTCACCACGACCACCCGGGCCGGGCCGACTTCCGCACCCGCTGGTGGCACCTGGACATGGGCGCGGTGTTCATCCGCCTGATTCAAACTCGGCCCTTGCAGTGAGCACCTGCTAACGTACAATGCCAGCCATGCGTGACTCGGACACCGTTGACAAGTTCCGCCGCTTTTTCCAAGGCAACGAGGACGCGGTGGGCTTCGCAATGATGCTCATCCACGTCTGCGATGTCTGGGATGACCTGTTCGACAAGGACTGCGAAGTCCGGGACCCCGACCTGCACAACGCGTTCATGTTCGCCCTGTGCGCGATGCCACGCAACAGGTTCTACCGCCAGCACATGGATGAGCTGATGCCGCTCATCGAGCTGGGGGTGGTCAACTGGCTGACGGCCAACCGCTTCGAGGCGTCGAAGGACAGGAAGAGTCTTGAGATCGCCAACGTGATCCGGCACAGCATCGGGGACGTTTTCATCCACATGGCTCGCCTCATCGGCGGCATGCAGTGGGGCATCGAGGTAGCACCTGAGCTGAAGCTCCTGGTGCAGAACGACACCTTGGAAGAGTACCTGGAGAAGTAGCCATGGGATGGTCAGGAAAACCCCCGCCGCCGGACCCTAACATCGGCCTTGCGGCCCGAGAGAACGCCGCCATCGCTCGTGAGCAGATGGACATGGCGCGGCAGCAGTTCGACTGGTCGAAGGACCAGTACGAGCAGTTCTCGCCTTTGCTGAAGCGTTCCTTTGAGCTGGAAGAACTAGCGCAGAACAAGCAGTTCGAAGCCCTGGACCGCGACGCTGCGCTGCGCCAGGAGTTGCAGAACGCCTACCTCGGGTCGATGCGCAAGCAAGACGAGTACGCCGACTACCAGTTCGGGCGCTACCGCGACACCTTCGCACCGATTGAAGACCAACTGGTCGCAGAGGCCAAGCGCGGAATCGACGTCGACGGTCGTGTGGGCCGGGCCGTGGCGGACTTCAGCCAGCAGAGCGGCATGCGCAACCAGCAGATGGCCCGCGAGGCCAACCGCAACAACATGGGCAACGGCTCGGCCATGGCCTATGCGATGGCTGCCAACAAGAACGCGGACGCACTGGGCGCCGCTGGCCTGTCGACAAACATCCGGGCCGCGTCCGAGGGTGAGGACTTCGCCCGCAGGGCGGCTGTGGCCAACATGGGCCGTGGGCTTGTCGCGGACACGAGCAACTTCATGCAAGGCGCCAACGCCGCCGGGGGCGCTGCGGGCAACAGCTCGGCTCAAGGCATGGGGCTCATCGGTGGGGTCAGCGCGTCGGCCCGGCAGGGCATCGGCCAAGGCACGGACTTCATGCGCGGCGGCTACGGCATGACCAACAGCATGATGGGCAGCGCCGGCAACTCGTGGAACAACGTCGGCCAGCTCGGGGTCCAGCAGTCGAACCTTGCGATGCAGGGCTATCAGGCGCGTCAGAAGCTCTTCGGGGACATCGCAGGAGCCTTCGGCACCTTTGCGGGGTTGAAGTTCGCTGACGGTGGCGAAGTCGATTCCGACGAAGCCTATGACCCGCAGACGCTCGCCGAAGCGCAGGTCAACGCTGTCATGGGGTACAAGAACGGCGGTCATGTGGCCCGTCGTCCGCCCAAGGTGCGCCCGGGGTCCACGACCCAGCGCGGCGGCAAAGTATCAGGCCCCGGCGGCCCCAAGGATGACCGTGTGCCCGCGCTGCTGTCGGACGGCGAGTTCGTCATGCCGGTGGGTACGGTTAGGAAGTACGGCCTCGACAAGTTGGAAAAGATGCGTCAGGACGGACTACAGTTCGAGAAGCAGTTAGGCATTGGAAGGGCTTGAAGCATGGACATCAACGCATTGGCAGACAAGGTGGGCGGCGAGATCGTGGGCGGGCGGCTGCTCGCCGTGGTCGACGGCAAGAAGGAGTACCTCACGGGTGTGGGTGACGACGGCGCGCCGTTCCTCAACGAGCTGGGCCTGAAGATCAGCAACGAGCTGTCGTTCGAGGCCCCCGAGCCCGAAGCCCCCGCCCCCAAGCGTGGTCGCCGCAAGGCTGAAGCTGCCGAGGTGGATGTCATCCCCGAGCAGCTCGAACTCGACGTCTAAGGAGTGAATCATGGCAGCAGGAAGCATCGCCGCCGGGCTGGTTGACGGCTACGTGCGCGGGTTGGGCCTGCGCCGCCAGATGGATCGTGAAGACGAAGAGAAGAAGGCCCGCGAGGAAGAGCGCGCCTACATGCGCGAGCAGCGCGATTTTTTGCGCCAGCAGCAGCAGGCTGACGCCGAAATCGACCGCAGGCTGTCCGCCGTGCCCACCACGACCGAGAAGTGGGGCCAGGACTACGAGTGGGCTGCGAAGAACAACGCGCCCATGCGCGACGACGAGGGCAACGTCATGCCGGGGGCGGTCTCTACACCGCGCTCCTACAGAGACGTTGCCGCTGACCAAGCTGCTGCGGTTCGTGGCATCCATGGTCGCCGTGGTGTGGCCATGGCCAACCAGCTCCAGCAGTTCGTCAACTCTGAGGACGACCGGCGCGAAGCCGGCATCGACCGCGAGCGCACCCGCAAGCTTGGCGACCTTCAGTTCTCAGCCGCAGAGATCGCCAACCGGCAAGCGGTGGCGCGAGAGGCTTTGCAGCGGGCTCGCATGGCGTTCACCCGCGGGGATCTCAATGGCGCGTTGAAACTCATGTCCAACGGGTACAAGGCGATCCCCGACGGTATGGATCTGGTCATCACCAACGACGGTATGGTCGGTCGCGCAGGCCCCGACGCCAAGTGGGTGGACCGCCCTGTTCCCATCACCAAGGAGGCCGTCGGAGCCATGCTCGACGGCGCGTTGGAGATCCTCGACCCATCCACCTGGGGGCAGCGGAAGAAGATCGAACAGGACGCCCTCAAGATCACCAACGACAGCACATACCAGACGGGAATGTTGGGGATCTATGGCGCCAGGAACGCTTTGGACCGCGACGTGTTCAACGCGCAGAACGCCGGCGGCATGTTCAAACGGCCGCCCACGGCAGCGGAGTCCAATCCCGCGCTGCGTACGCAGGGCGAACTCTTGAGCAAGTTTCTCGCGCTCCCCGAAGACCAGAAGAGCGGTCCTGTCGGTCGGGGGCTGCTGCGCGACATTTCCGTGGCTCGCGGGCAGATGGAGCGCATCAACCTGGACGGCGAAAACCGCCCACGCGACCAAGTCAAGAAGGAGTGGGCGGCCGTGGAGCTGGAGCTTCTGAAGCAAGGCGCTAGGCCCGAAGAGATCCGTCAGCAGCAGTCGGCGTTCTACGCCCGCCGTGGGGTCGCACCTTCTGCGGCCGAGGACGCCCTTCGCGCCGGCAAGGACACCAAGGGGAAGCCGCTCACAGCAGCCGATGTCGCGGAGTTCAACCGGCGCTACCCCGCCAGTGCGGTCGACCCTGCGGAACTGTCTTGGCTCAAGAGATAAGGGTCTGATATGGCCAGCGTCTGGGACGAGTTCGAGGGGCCGACCAGGGCCAAGCGTGGCGCTGAGCGCCCTGTCGCCCGCAGCGTCTGGGACGAGTTCGAGGGGCCTGTTGCCAAGCCCAAGTCCACGACTCGCAACCCACTGGAGTTCGCCAACGACTTCGTCGTGACCGGGGTGAACTCGGCGCTTGGTATCGGCAAGGCTGTCAGCGACTTCGTCAGTGTTGACAACCCCGTTTCGCGGGGCCTTCAGTACGTCATCGACGAGGGCGAGAAGACCTACTCCGACTCGGTGCGACAGGCCCGTGAGGACCGCAGCCGGGCTATTGACGCGGGTGGCTGGGACGCTGTCGGTGGTGTGGGCCGGTACGTGTTGGAGAACCCCCTCCAGACGGTGGCTGAGATCGGGGGCAACTTCGGTCCGTTCGGTGCGGCCATCAAGGGCACCAAGGCTCTGGCCACTGCGGCCAAGCTCGGTGAGAAGGGTGTAGCGCGATCCGGTGTCGGCGCGGGTGTGGTTCTGGGGGGTGCAGCCGCAGGTGGAGACGCCGCCGGCGACGCGTATGAGCAAGTCATGCGCAGCCCCAACATCGACCCGGCGGTCAAGGAAGAGCTGGCTCGGCGAGCAGCTCGTGAGGCTTCGGTCGTGCCCGCGCTGGTCGGCGGCGCAACGGGCGCTCTCGGTATCGAGCGAATCCTTGCGGGCACTCGCGGCTTGCGCAACGCGCCCGTGCTGCGCACCGGCCTCTACGAGGCGACGCAAGAAGGCCTTGAAGAGGCCATCACCAAGGGATCCGCCAACCTCGCAGCCCGCCAGTACGACCCGACCATCGACCCGATGAAGGGCGTTGTGGGCTCTGCCGCCATGGGTGCCGTCATGGGCGGTGGCACCGGCCTTGGTGTGGGCTACCTGAACAACCGCGCCGTCGAGTCTGACTTGCTGCGCAGGGACAAGGCCATCGCCGACGCAGAGCGGGTGCGGCAGGAACAACTCGCTCCGATCCTCGGCATGATCCGCCCGGACTCGGGGCTCGGCACGCAGGAAGTCATCGACCAGCAACTGGGTATCTCCCCGGCGCTTGCTGCCAAGGAGCTGGAGAAGCAGCGCAAGGCCCGCGAGGCCGACATCGCAGCAGCGTTCGACGCCCCGTCGGGTACCCGTGTCGCAGGCGAAGATGGCGTGGAGCGCGAGCTGACTGCCATCGAGGCCTCGCTACTGGCCCAAGGGCTGCCCACCACGCCGACTCCGGCGCCGGCTCCGCCGCCCGCTGCCTCCAAGGTCTTCAGCGCCGAGGAGATGGAGCTGATCGAAATGCGCGTCCCGCCCACCGGCAAGGCGTTGGATCTCCTCGCCGACATCAGGGCACTAGGGCTGGACCTGGAATCGCTTCCGGGGGTCACCGCAGCGATGGCCGATCGCAGATACAAAGAGGCCAAGAAGCTGCTGGGCGCCGCTGCTGCCGAGTCCAACCGGGCGCCTGTTGCGCCTGTTGCGCCTGTTGCGCCTGCGGCTCCCGCCGTTACGCCTGCTGCGCCTACGCCCACTGTTGCCCCCACCCCTGCTGGTGGGCTGCGTGTCGTCAAGGGCACCCCGCCTGCGGCTGCCCCAACCCCATCCGTGGCCCAAGCGCCCGGAGTCACGTCCCTGCCTGTACTGGAGGCCCCCGCCGATGTCCAAGCCCCTCAAGCCGTCCAAGCAGAAGCGCCGGCAGAAGCTGCCGTGGCAGCCACCGCCGCACAAGGCGCCGCGCCCGCAGCCGAGCCTGTAGTCCAGCGAAAGCGCCGAGTCGACCCGGCCGCCCTGGCACAGTCGCAGGCCTTCGTTGCTCCTGAGCCTGTTGCTGAGGAAGAGCAGACTGCCGAGGCTCCGGCCAGCCAGGGGTTCGCTGAAGACGAAAACGTCAGCTTGGACGTTGCCCGGCTGACGGGCCAGCGAGGGGTGGCCGACGCCATCACCGGCGAGCTTGAAGGCACCCGCACCGACACCCAAGTGGACCTGACCCCGGAGGAGTTCGAGCAGCTTCTGTCTGAGCGGTTCAAGGATTCCAAGGACCCGAAGCGTGACCGCGAGATCATGGCGGCGTATACCGCCCAGCTCAAGGGGGGCAAGAAGGGCGTCCGCGAAGAGATCGCGCTGAAGATCGCCGCCCAGTTCGGCATCACGCCGGGGGCAGTGCGCAAGGTGGGCAACCCGCAGGAGTTGGTGCGCGTCGGCGAGTCTCTGGGGTTCTCTCCGGAGCAGGTGCTGTCTACCTTGGGGGTGGTCAGCGACTCAAAGAAAGCTGCGGGCGCTTCTGAAGATGAGGCCCCAGACCCTACTGTCGCGGCGCTCAAGAAAGCCCAGAAGCTCGCCGAGGCGAGGCTGCAAGCAGCCATCGCCGACCCGACCAGGAAGCAACTGCGCGATGCAGTGGCGGCCATCGACGCTCAAATGGCGAAGGCGCCCGCTGCCCAGCAAGCAACGCTCAAGCAGCAGCGTGATGAGCTGCAAAAGCAGCTCCAGGCCAAGTTCGACTCCCAGCTTCAAATCGAAGAGGAGGTCGAGGGCATCAAGCAGGAACTCGCCTCCATGGCGGAGTCCCGCGCCACCGCTTCGGAGTCCAAGCTGTCAGGTGCTGTGCGCGAGCTTGGTGTAGAGACCGCGGAGGGTGACACCCTCGGGTTCGGCTACGACGACAACCGTGAATGGGAGAAGTCCAGCTCTCGGGGCAACCGTGACGGCGATGTCCTGCTGGCCATCCAGAAGCGGGTGGACGCGATGCGCGACACCATCGCGGCCCTGGAAGCCCAAGGGCAGGCCGAAGCGGCGCAGGCGATTCGTGAATCGCTGGTCGCGGAGACCGAGAAACTCAATGCTGCGGTAGCTAGGCTCAACAAGCCCGCCGCCGCGCCTGCGCGGGAACTCAGCGAAGACCTGAAGGCCGCCAAGGCGAAGTTCAAGGCTGCGGGCCTCGACGTCACCAAGATGGAGCCCGATGAGCTTCAGCTCCTGCGGGGCGAGGCTGAGCGGTTCAAGAACCAAGCACTCATCAGCAAGATCGACGCCCGCCTGCGCGACGTCGGGGTGGAAGTACCTGCCCCCGCAGCGGCCCCGGCTCCAACGCCGGCAGCCGCTCCCGCTCCCGCTCAAGAGCCCAAGGTCCGGGTGGTCAAGAAGGCCGCGGCCGCAGCCCCCACGCCGGCTGCGCCCGTTGACAAGATCCTGACGCCCACCGAGCAGGCCGGGCAGGCGTGGGACCGAGCCGCCAACTCCATCCCCGGCGCACCCAAGTGGGCCGACTTGCCGCCGGCTACACGCAAGGAGTTCGTGGCGTTCGGCGAGAACAACTGGACCCGCCAGGATGTCGTGACGTTGATGCAACGCAGTGCGCCGCGAGCCATGCGCTCTCCGGGCTTCACGGGCATGGACGGCGACGGCAATCGGTTCACGACTCAGTCAGTGAACTTCAACGATCTGCTGAAGTTCGACGGCATCGGCCGCGCAGTGCGGCACTTGACCAACAACGGGTTGCAGGACTCCATCAAGGCAGTCCAGGCTTGGTACATCACCAATGACCTCGTAAGCTGGGACGCGATCTTCGCGGAGATCGACGGCAAGCCTGCCGTGGTGTTCAGCGCCGACGCACTGGCGCAGACCTCCCGCGCCCTGATCAGCTTCACCCACGAGATCGGCCACGCAGTCGATGAGACGCACCTGGGCAACTGGACGTTCTCCAGCGAGCCCGAGATGAACCTGTCGCTGCGCGGCGGGGTGGTGCGCCCAATGGGAGCTGTGGCTACCGAGCTGCTGGATCACTTCGAGAACGGCGACTCTGCGCTGTCGGAGCTGCTGCAATACCCGCTGGACCTCGACGGCGAAGTCGGTCGCAGCGCCTCTCGCATCCGAGAAGAGCTGTTCGCCCAGCTCTGGGCGTTCTCCTCGCTAGGCCCGGGGATGCAGTTCCTGCGTGATAACCTGCCCGCATCCGCGGCATTCATGGAGTCTGTGCATGCGCAAGTCCGACAAACCTACGCCGCCCAAGCCGGCGCGAACCAAGGTGCTCAGCCAGGACAAGTTCAAGGTGGGCCCCAAGCTGGATCAGTTCCTCAAGCAAGAGCCTCCCGCCAAACCCAAGCAGGGCTGAGCCGGCTGCCGGCGGAGCTGGAAAAGCCCGTCAGCACCATCACCAACACGCTGCGCGACGTCGGGAACACGGCGCTCAACCTGCTGACGTTCACCGAGGACGTCATCAACCGCGCCATCGAGCTGGGCGTCAACGCCGCAGGCGATCTGCGCCGGGTCTACCAGGAGCGGGCTGCCCTCACGGGCAAGCTGGAGCGCGAAGTCGAGCGCGTGGCCGACCTGTACAACAAGGTGCCCGAGGCCGAGCGCGGCACGGGGCCTGCGTCCGTCAACCAGTTCCTCTACGACGCCACCCGCGAGGGCAAGTGGGGCTTCAAGCCCGACTGGCGCAAGGGCGCGAGCGCCAACGTCAAGATCGACGCCGAGACGAAGCAGCGCTTTGATGCGCTGTCCAAGGAGTCTAAGGCCCTGGTGCGGGCGGTCTTCACCCATGGCGACGAGGTGCTGTCGCTCAAGAAGCAGACCGTCATCGACGCGACCAACTCCGAGTACGACGCCCTGATCGCGGCGGCCAACAAGGCTGGGGACTCCAAGAAGGCTGCCCGTCTGACGGCGGACAAGACCGACCAGCTCAAGCGGTTCACGTCGCTCTTCGAGTTGCAGGAGTTCCGCCCATACGCGCCGCTCAAGCGCTTCGGTGACTACGTGGTCATCGCCAAGTCCCAGGCTTACCTGGACGCTGACGAAAAGGCCCGAGCCAAGCTGGAGAACTCGGGCGACGACTACCATGTCTCATTCGCCGAGTCGGCCGCTGCCGCCCGCGAGTTGGTGGGCCAGCTCCAGAAGCAGGGCGCCTTCGCCGAGGTGGTGTTCCGCCAGAAGGAAGCCGTCCAGCAGACGATGTTCGGCGGCATGCTCTCGGCTTTCAACAAGCTGCGCTCGGAGCTGGACTCTGAACTCGCCGACGCCGCCCCGGGCGAGAAGAACGCACTGCGGGCTGCCCGCAAGGTGGTGGGCGAGCTGTACCTGTCGTCCCTGGCCGAGACCTCGGCCCGCAAGTCCGAGATGCGCCGCCGTGGCGTGGCTGGCGAGATCGACATGCTGCGCTCCTTCACCTCCCAGGGACGGGCGGACGCGCAGTTCATCGCCGGGGCCAAGTACAACAGCCAGACCCTGGACGCATTCAACGCCATGCGCAAGGAGGTGAAGTCGGGCGACGCCGAGACGCAGAACACCAAGTCTGGTGTGTTCAACGAGCTGCTCAAGCGTCACACGCAGTCCATGGACTACGACCCGACGCCCATCGCCTCCAAGCTGGCGCGGCTGTCCTCTGTCTGGTATCTGGCCACGAGCCCGGCGTACTACTTCCAGAACCTGACCCAGCCGTTCATGATGTCCATGCCGATCATGGCCGGGCGGCACAACTACCTGAAGGTGGGCAACGCTCTGGTCAAGGCCTACATGGACTTGGCTCCCATGTTCAAGACGGCCAAGCTGGGAGAGCAGTTCAACTACGCGGCCGCGCCCCAGGATGTCCAGGTTGCCATCTCCAAGCTGGTGGACCGTGGGCGCATCGACATCGGCATGGACACCGACCTGGGCCAGTTCCGCCTCGAAGGCGAGGGCCCGGTCAAGGACCGCTGGAACAAGATCGACCGCGGCATCAGCAACGTCGCCCAGAAGCTCGAAGCCGTCAACCGGCTGGCCACGGCCATCGCGGCCTATCGCATGGAGCTTGCCAAAGAGGGCAACGTCGACAAGGCGCTCCAGTACGCCGACGACATCATCACGCAGACCCACGGCGACTACACGACAGGCAACGCGCCCAGAGTGTTCAACACCGCCGGCGGCAAGGTGGCCTTGCAGTTCCGCAAGTTCCAGCTCATCCAGCTCACGCTGCTGGCCAAGCTGGTGAACGACTCCGAGTTCCTCAAGCAGGGCTTGTTCGCAAAGACCGAAGACGCCAAGGCCACCCGGGCGGCGCTGCGATTCCTGCTGGGCCACACCGCTGTCATGGCCGGCGCCATCGGCCTGCCCGGGTTCGCTGCCATCTCCTGGGCGCTCGGTGCGATGTTCGGTGGGGGCGATGATGAGCCGTTCAACACGGAAGAGAAGCTGCGCGAGTGGATCGGCAACGATCAAGTGGCCACCCTCATCACCCGTGGCGTGCCCGCTGCGCTCCCTTGGAACCTCGGTGTGGACTTGTCCGGCAAGCTCGGTATGGGCAACACGCTGTCGCTGCTGCCGTTCAACGACCTGGACCTGTCCAGCCGCTCAGCAGCGGAGTCGGTCTTGGTGTCTGCTTTCGGCGGGCCGGCGGGCGGGCTGGGGCTGCGGGCTCTGGACGGGCTGAACCTCATGCGCGACGGGCAGTACCACCGGGGCTTGGAGCAGCTACTGCCCACGGGCTTTTCCAATTTCCTGAAAGCGTACCGGCTCAACAACGAGGGCTTGACGCGGCGCAACGGCGACGAGCTGATCTCCCCGGACGAGATCTCCGGCATGGAGCAGTTCTGGCAGGCCATCGGCTTCCAGCCCACCCAGCTCGCCGAGCGCCAGTTCCGCGACCGGGTCAAGCGCGAGGCGGACGACAAGTTCCAGGGCAAGGCGGAGAAGATCCGCAACGCCTACCTGCGGGCCAAGGATGACCCGGACGCCCGGGCCGAGGCTCGGGAGCGTTGGATGGCGCTGCAAGACGCCCGCGAGGAAGCCGGCTACCGGCGCCAGCCCCTGTCGTCCCTGATGAGG